GCAGCGGCCCATCCGTGAAGGATAAGCGCACGGTAGGTAGGCTGTGTAGCAGAGTCGGTGAACGCAGGTGTGAAGTTCTTGTATCCAGTACCTGTGGCGGTTGTACCGTCGTTCAGGGCGAATACAAGGTTCTCGAAGGTAGGCTCAGCGAGCTTTGTCTTGACGGTCATGTCACGCTTGACGAGACGACGTCCAGGAATGTCTACAACCTGGTCGACCTCAAGCTCCTTGTACTCCTGCTTGATAACAAGCTCGGCACCGTCGACAGTACCACCGAGGTCTGTCCAGTCTGCGGAAGCAGGTGCGGAACCGACTGCGTTGTCTGCGGGCTCACTGGCCTGGAAGTCTCCGATGTACAGAGTGGCCGGACCCTGTACGAGGTTGGCAACTGTAACTGCCATTTTTCTAGTCCTCTCAATAAGGCGGGGTTATTTTAGAAATGGTTCCAATAATGGTAACCATCGAAATGACGACTACAGACTCTGTACTGCCCACTGTTAATCAGATGGGCCTTGAGCCCCGGTACGTAGCACACTTGCATATCAGCTACGGTCGGCATAGGGTCGGGCTCTAGAATGGGCATCCAAACATTGGAGCCACCATAGGGCCACTGCTCACAAATGACTTCAACACCGTTGTCGTCAACTGTGATTTCGTGCGCTGTAGAGCACGATTGGTAGATGTCATCTCCAGGGTCCGCCCCTGCTGGAGAACTAAAGGTGAAGAGGGAGATTGCTGATGCAGCCGCAGCAGCAAGAGCAAGTGAAACCTTCGACTTCATCTTCACTATGACACTCCTATTTTCTAAATTGATCCATATGCTTGTTCAGCGGAAACTGAATCATTTGCATGTCCGGATGATCTTTGAGTGCCATAGTCAAGCTGTCATCGACATAGCTTGGCAATGGGGCCACTCGCTCGTTGGGGAACAGGAACTGAAGTTCCTCTGCGCTATCGTGGACAAGAATCTTGCCCTTGTAGCTGAGAGCATCTTTAGTTGTTCGTCCAACTAGTACATACTTCATGAAGGTAGCTCCGCCCAAGCTATTTCGAAATCGACCGTGTAATGGGCCGTGTTTCCAGGGTTTATAACCGCTCCGGTGTCCATCGTGGGGAATCCCCACTTGTGACGCCTAGGTTCCTGCACGCCCCAAACCTGAAGAATACGAACCTTAGGTGCGGCTGACACTGCTGTAGAGACGTTTTCCATCCCATTACCGTCTTCTAGGCAGCAATGCCAGATAATGTCGGCCAAATCATTGGCCTTACCCCACGGTGGTTTCTGCTTAGTGGGGTTTACCGCCCAACAGTGTGCGGTAAGAACTGGGGCGCGGTAGGGAATATCATTTCGAGAATGACCTCGACCCACCACGGACACCTGAATAAAACCGGTGTCTGCCCAGGACGTGGTGTCCTGGGGGAGTGTGGTGCCCATCTGGACACCCGCTAGGTCAGCCCGTGATCGTAACCACGCCAGGGCTACCTGCTCTGAGTTAGCGTGCTTTGGAGCCATTAGCCCCCTGCCGAGTAGAGAGCGTTCTTAAGATAGTGAACTGCCGGGTTACCTGGGTGGTGGATATCGTCAACCGTGTGGCTAGCACCTGGCCAGCAATAGGGGCCATCATCCATGATGTGGGGGCCTGTTCCTTCTTCCTGATAGACCGCATAGTGAGTGTTGGCACTGATAATCGCTGTCTTGCCTTCCATGTCCAGTCGGATAGAAGACTTTAGCGCTCCTGTGTCAACAGGGGCCAGTCCCATAGCGGCGTTCTTGACTCGCTCACCGAGATCTTCCATGAAGTCGACAATTGCCCTGTCGATTCCTCGGAACCCTTCTTCGTGCCAAACAATGCGAGCCATAATACCTCCCAAAGAAAAAGGACCGTAAATATGCATGCCAAGGGAGCATGACAATTACGGTCCTTCTCCCTTTACGAGATCAAGAGCTTTCGGAAACGCCGTTGACGGGCGTGGTTTAAATCCTACTTGCTAACACTTGAAATTATAAGGGATATGTGTTATCCCATCATCTCCAAGTCGACTCGGAGATCTGTACCTCTGACCGGGTTGGCTCGGGCACTGATTTGCACGATTGTCCAGGTTTCGCCGGTACGCTCGTCATAAATACGGTCGTTCTGGCGAATATCTGTCCCATTGGTCACTCGCATCTTGGCCCAACGGAAAGACCTTGGTAGGGTGGATACCTCTGTCCAAGCCTTGACGGTCTGCTCTAAGATAGAAGCTGGAATCCCGCTAGCAACCACGTTGTCGTTATCCGTGGGATCGCCGTATTCATCTGTGCTTTCGCCTCGGTACACCGTGATGGTCGTAGTAGCTCGGGAGATCACAGTTCCTCCCAGTCCAGGGTTTCATCCTGCTCGGGAGTGTGAGCAAAGTACCCGTAATTCATGATCTGGAATTCTCCGCGAGCACTGTCGTCCACATACTGCTTGCTGACCGTCCTACGGAGGCTCGGCCTGATACGGATATTACGATTACGCATCCAGCTTAGTCGCTTAAGAGCACGTCGAGCCATCGGCGCAAGAAGGTATGAGTTTTCATGCTGGTGAACGTAGAAGATACCGTCCTGGTTGATTGACTGGATGTCTGTGTGCGTGAACAAGTCAGGGTGCTGGGTCATCCATGCGGCCTGGTATGCAACAGCCATCTTTAGCAGTCGGAAGTTTTTGGCCCCAATAGTGGTATTACCTGAACCGTCTACGGTCTGGTCATACACAACGTCTGCAAACAGTTCAATCATTGCCTGGGCAGCATCAATATCCTCCAGGTCCACGGTAATACGTGTGTACGCAAGAGTTTCAGAAATTGAAGCCCATGCAGCCATTTAAATCACCTCATTCAAGGGAAAACCCCCGACACACACGGGAGGGCGGACAGTGCGTGTCGGGGGCGTTTATTAGGCTGCGATTACGCAGTCTTCTCTAGAACAGAGAAAGCCTTGACGTGACCGAGCTGGAATCCACGACGGCTACGGAACTTGACGGCAATGTCGTCAACGTTGCTGTGCGCGTCTGCGACGTCCATACGGCTCTCAGGGCCGGAACGGACACCTAGCTTGAGCAGGTTACGGTTACCGACGAAGATAAGTAGAGGGTTACCCTCTGGAGATGCGGACATCGCTGCGGATGTCTTAGCACCACGGCTCCAGAAGATCTCTACACCGAAGAGGGTGTCGGGCTGACCGGAGTCTCCACCCTGACCCTGAACGAAGATCGGTGTACCGCTGTTGTCCTTGGTACGACGTAGGACGTCGCGGTAGGCAGGGTGCGCGATGATGAGCGCGTTGTTGCCGTCCCAGTAGTCGCTTGTCTCCACCTTTAGAAGGGTGTTGGAGAAGTGGTCGTACGCTGCGGACGCTGCTAGGGAGCCACCGTCAACCCAGTTGTCGTTGGCTGTGTAGCCAGCAGCGGCGTCGTTTGTCTTGACCGCCTTGTAGACAGAGGTGAACGGCGCATCGATTCCGTCCTCTGTCGCTGTAACACCGAGGCAAGCGTTGTCGAAAGCTGTGGCGTAAGATACGGCCCAGTCCTGTGCACGCTTTGTAACAGTGTCAACGATCATCGCGGCGTCTGCGGTGTCGTCCTCGTCCTGAACTGACTGACCCATGAAACGACGGGCTGTCAGTGTGACGTAGTCAAGGTCACCGTCGTCACGGGTGTACTGCTTACCCGCTGTAACGGTGTAACCCTGCTGACGCAGGATGCGCTTGGTGGAAGTGTTCATAGTGTGGCGCTCAGCAAGAGCCTCGACGGCTGATGCCTTGAGCACGCGCATAATTACCTCGGAGTCCCACTCAATGGGAATCCAGTTATCCTGGTAATTAGCCTTAGAGTAGTGTGTTGCTTCTCCGGCCATTGTGCCTAGATCCTCTCAGATGTTTGAAATTTACTGCCTAAACTCGGCAATGCTTTGGGCACAAAGCCCGAGGGTTTAGCGAGAACCATAGAGCTGATTACGCAAGCGAGTTGCGAAGTCTAGATTCTCTTCAGAGGCTGGAGCAGTCTTCTTGCCACCGCCTACTGTCTTGGTATCAGCAACTTCCTTGGCTGCATCGCGCATACGAGTGCGCTTGAAGAACTCAGGGAAGTCCTGCTTTAGCTCGTCAATCTGCTCTTT